GCAGCTACACATGGTTCTGGAAGCTATACCCAGACCACCGCAGGCGCAGCAACGACTTTCAGCGAAACATTTATTCAGGGGGATGCTACGCCAAGTGCAACAACTTTAAGTTCTGGTGCAATCGGATCACTTCCAATGCTGGGAGATACTATTAGTTACACAGGGGGTGACAACACAGGGTTGGCAGCCACTATCACATCAGTTTCAGGGGGCACAATAGGGCTAACTCCGGGCAAATCGGGAACCTCTGTAACGGGATCAATAACTTCATCATTATCGATAGGTGATTAATGAATAAATTAGCAATAGTAGGAGCTGGTAATGCTGCCTGTATAAGTGCTTTATCTCATTATTTTCACAATAAACTTAAAAAAAATAATCCAAATGAGATAGAGATTTATCACGATCCCTCTATTCCTATAGAAAGAGTAGGTCAAGGGACTACTCCTTTTTTTTCGCAATATTTAAACACTATATTTGGAATAAATCATTACAACTCTATCAACACTATTAAATCTACATTTAAAACTGGGATTCTTTACGAAAATTGGGGCAAGAAGAAAGACAAACATTTTCATCCTTTTCATCTACAGATGACATCTATTCATTATGTTCCTGAGTTGTTGTCAAAAATGGTCTTAAAAAGCGGTTTGTTTAAAGTAATAGAAAAAAACATCGAAGATCCTGAAAAAGAAATAGATGCAAATTGTATTATTGATTGTAGAGGCCGTAATAATAGAGATAAGACTTTATATCGCAATATTATAAACCCTATAAATTCAGTAATTCTTTCTAATAAAAAAGGCCGAGATGTTGATTTGTTATATACAAAATGTATCGCAACGCCTAATGGATGGACATTTGTTATTCCTAACCATGACAGTGTTTCCTACGGTTATCTTTACAATAATAAAATAACATCTAAAGAAAATGCTGAAAAAGATTTTATTAATAGATTTGATGTTATTCCTGATGGATATTTAAACTTCGAAAATTATATTGCTAAAAATATATATCAAGGCGAAAGAACTATATTAAATGGAAATCGATTAGCTTTTCTTGAACCATTAGAGGCTAATTCATCACCTTTTTATAATTTAGTATCTACCCTTGCTGGTGCAAGGTATCATACAGAAAAAAAAGAACTAAATAAAAAAATTCAAAGAGAAGCAGACAAAATCCAAAATTTTATAATGTGGCATTACGCTAAAGGATCAAAATATGAGACTCCTTTTTGGGATTATGCAATTTCTTTATCTAAGGGCACATTTGATAAAGATGAAGAATTTTTAGAAATTTTAAAATTTTCTAGATCGCAATCATGGTCAGAGATACTTAAACATCAAGATCTAAATTACAATCAATGGAATTGTTACAGTGTTCAAAATTGGGATGAAGTATGATGCATTATTTATTATTAATAGCCTTCATATTCCTTCCAGCGCAAGCAGTCCCAGTTATTCCTAGTTTTAATTCGGGATCGACCACAGCAAGAACCGAAAGCAAACAAAACACCACGGAACTTATAGAACAGTGGACGTATTCGACTGGTTATGAATATTCAATAGGAGGCACAAATTTAAATATTCAAGGAGATTTATTACCCACCACCGTTACTACAGGGAGCCACGTTGTAGATGGAGTTACTACTACTCATCATGGGATTGACCTTAATTCTAAACCTACGGTTACTATGCAGACTCAAGGAGCAGCGACGAATCTAATTGAGTCATATCACGGCCCAGGTTTGAAATCTTTTACAAGAATCAACAGAGATATTATTACTGAATCTGTAACAGAAACAATGTCAACATTTACTCAATGAAGAGATATTTATTTGCAGCACTATTGTTAATAAATAGTCCTGTAATTGCAGATACTACAATGACAAATAATCCTATAAGTAATAGTAGTGGAAGTGTAACTAATTTGGGTGTAATGAATATGCCTTCCAAACAATTTACAAATACATTATCATTAAATCAAGTCCAATGCCAAGGCGATACCTTGGTTATTCAACCTTTTTTAACTGGCAATTATTCTGGAGGCATGCCAAAAGTTGATAGTTTTCTTGAGCCAGTTTATTCAACTAAAGATGTCAAAGGAGCCACAGATGAAAACGGGAATGAAATAGGTGATGGAGAGGTGGACGATCCAACATTGATTCGTGGTTATAGAACAGTAAAACGATTTGAGAAAACTAATTACGCAATCTCACCAGGAATCAGTTTAAGTTGGAATATTAATTTGGATCGAAAAAGTGTGCGTAACTGCCGTAAATCGCAAGTGCATTTAGTAAACCTTTTGAAATCAAAGTACGAAGATTCGCGATTATCTTATGAATTAGGAAGGGCTAAGCACTGTGCGGATTTGCTTGGGAACGGAGTTAGGTTTAAAAAAGGAACTAAGTACGAAGTCCTTTGTGCTGATATAGAACTTGTATCAAAACCAAACACGCTAATAGATCACACTCACTCTATTTCCGAAGATCCCTCTGAGCCTTTCTCCTTTCAGAAAGGGACAATAACTTCTCCTTCTTCTTAAATAATTTCTTAGCCAACACCTTTGATCTTTTCTTGACTTGCTTCTGTATCTGCTTCTGAAGAATCTTTATATACGGCTGCAACGTACCAACAGCAAGAACACTAGCTACTGCAATAGCACTCGTATTAACTAAGACTGTAGGCTCTGGAGCGTAATTACCTGCGATTTCTAAGGGGTTTAATCCTTCCCACACTGTTTCGCATTTACCTGTCAATTCATCTCTTTTCCATCCTTTAATTCTTGCAAGGCCGCCCTTGCCTAACGAACCAACAGGAGTTTTAGCAAGTGTATCTAATGGTGGGCAGGGCAAAACTTCTGCAATAAACTGATCACCAATATTTGAGGTGTTTGTATTTTGTTGACCTACATTGGAATTGGTTTGCTCGTTGCTTTTTCCATCATCCTTTTTCACTTCCTCTCCTTCATTGTCTAAGCCTTTAAGTAAATTCGTATCAGGCTTAGGTGCTTCTATATCAGCGTAGAGATCAGGGGCAATAAATAGAACAGGGGCATGGTCACAAAGGGTGTAATTATTTTGTGGGTCTACGTTAAACATTTCACTACCTGTTCCTGTCTTCTTATCTCTGGCTACAACACAAGGAAGTTCAATAATTGGGACAAAGCCAAAAGGTAATTCACCAAAAGTAGTTGGAGGGATTATTTCAGCAGGAGGAATTATTGTTAGTTCTGGTAAATCTTTAACCTGTGGCTCGTTTAATGAAGGAGCAACTAAATCCATTTATGATTAAAAAAGACCGCCAGCAGAAGACCATATAACTAAAGACTTTCTAATTCCTGAAGTTACTTTTGTTACTTGATGAATCATTGAAGAAGGAAATACAATCAATGTCCCTTGTTCTTGGTCTTCTATATCTCTAGGCGTTAAAACATTATCTATTGAAATACAATCAGGTTGAATCACTTGTAAAGAACCGCCTGTATATTCATGTTTTCTATTAAGAATTAAGGAAGCAGAAAGATCTCTTCTTAAAGGATCTTCAGGATTAGCGACAGCGTCAACATGCCAACGATAAAACATGTTTTCACTGTATTCAGTATATTGAACTTGTTCAAATTTTTTAAGCTGACATTCGTAATATTCATTACCTGCAAAAACCATTTGGTTTACTATTTTTTCTAACAAATTCCTAACAGAACTATATTCATCAATCCGACCAACATTTGCATCTCTTAAAGACTTATCATAAGCTTCTCGAAGTGGTGCTCTTCTTAAAGTTTTCTTTCCTTCTTGCTCTATTTCATTACATTCTTCCTCAGAAAAAAACTTTGGAAAATAAATATAATTTGCTAATTTCATTTATTTAAACCAGTTTGTATTTAAAGATGAATCATTACCAGTCCCAAATTCTCCAACAGGAAAAAAATTACAAGCTAAAGATTTTCGAGAAACAGAGGATTCTTTAAATGGTTGATGAAAATGTTGTAAGTAACTAGGAAAAAATAACATTAATCCTTCCTTGTAAGGGGCTTCATAAATTAATTTAGTAAAAGGATTATCTTCTTTTGATTCAATAAACCATCCTGAATTTAACTGTTCTAAAATAGGGTTGCGAAAACATAAAGGAGGATGTTCTTCAGTACAAGTATCGAAATATAAAACGCCTGAAAATAAACAATTTCTATGATTGTGCATTGTCATTGCTTTCCCTTCTTGATTTTCTGTAATCCAAGATGTTGTAATCAACCAGTCATAATGATAACCAAGAATATTGTTAATCCATGCGGCAAATATATTTGTTAAAGCTTTTTTGATTTCTAAATTCTTATCTAAAATTGTAAAATTAACATTGCTTGGATCAAGTTTGTTTTGCTCTGTCTGGTTTTGAATCATACCTTTGTATTTTTTTAATTCGTCACATATATCTTGAGGAATTTTAGCTGCACCTATAGGAATAGAGAATGGACTAGCTGTATCCATCTCGCACCCGTTAACAATCATTCCATTGACCAGCAACATCACTTGCAAGGTTGCCCACAGCTTTCCGACTTTGACCAAACCAAAGACCTGCCAAAACTGGGCCTAAAATTGGGATTCCAGCAATTGCAGGTGTAACCTGAACCGATCCAGCATCAGCAATTAATTGTCCATTGGATCGACCCTGAGCCATCTTCTCAATACATTCAATCTGTTTACCTGTAAGCTTCCCTCCTTCGCCTTGAGGATAAATTGCAAACTGAGCTACATCCTGTTTATGTGTGTATCTCTTCTTAACGCCACCATTAAACGTAGGCTTGGAGTCATCAACAATAGTTGTAACTAGCTTTGGATCGTGTTGCTTAGAATTAAACATCCACTCTTCAGCACCGTCAGGCTTAGTCTCACTCCTAATTTGGATTGAGCTATAAGGAGTACTGGATAGTTTAGCGATGTCTGGGATACCAGAATCTTTACGAGCCAAAAGGTTAAGGCTCATAAAATTTGTTGCGATTAATCCAGAGGCAAGCACTAACGTACTTAATCCATGAAATGACTTGAATTGAATCATTTAGCAAACGGATTAACAGGGCCAGTCATCTTTGGAACGCTTGGTATTGCTGGCATGGCTCCTTTAACAAGAGAAGGCAATTGTTTTTGCACTTCAGTCATTATGGATTCTGTAATCTTGCCACGCTGAAAATAAGCAAACGTACCGCCACCTACTGCCACTACAAGAGCAGCAGTATTGATATAGGTAAGGATCTTAATCATGCAGGGCAAGCCTCACCAAGGCCAGCCTCTTGGTCAACAGAAGTTAAGATTTGATTGTTAATTTCAACAACTCTTTCCTCTAGTGGCTTGGCTTTTTCCTGTGCTTCCTTTGTTATTTGCTCTTGTTTTGCCTTGTGGTCAGCAACAATCTCATTGATTTGTGAAATTAAACCTGCTTTTTCTTGTGCAAGTTGGTTGCGATCAGCCATAAAAATAATACATTTCCTTCAAAGTATAAGCCTACTGTCTATCCCTAAACATGTTCGGCCATTACTAAGGTTGCCAAGGAAGTCCTTGCTTAGAGGTTACAACGTTATTTTCTTTAGAAATAGCTATTTGATTGGCTATTTCAGTCTCTACTCTTGTCTTTTCCTCTGCTGGCATCATGGCATCAAGCCATCCAAGCATAATAGCTTCAGTCAAATCACTATAAGCAACAAAACTACCTGAATCTGGGTCACCTAACTCACATTTCCCTTGAACATACCCTTTATGTTCTGCACCTGAAACTATTTCTTTATCAGTAGCCACCCAATAAAACCAATCACAAACATCAGTTAGTGAATCTTTTTCGTTCCTGCTGTGAACGCTATCAATTTGGTAAGTAACAGCCATGATTCAAATTAATTTATTTTCAGTATAGATCAACTCTTATCTAGCTGATTTTTGCATGGTCTTATACATGTACTCATAGTTATGAATATTTTTCGTACCAAAAATACGCTCACAGGTAAGATCAACATTTGAAAGATATTTCACTGCCATTTCATCTAGAAAATCTTCTAAATCATTAGAATGTAATCTGTCTCCTTTTTCAATTCTTTCTTGTGTGTATTTAACATATCCCATTACCTCCATTAAACAAACTTGAGGATGGATTCCATATTGCTGGTTGTATTCAATGGTTGATGTTGATGCTGAACCAGATTCCACCAAATTTCTATACATTAATTCAAAACCTCTTCTTACATGGAATAGCTTTTCTTCTTTTTCAAAAGCTTCTTCATCCCAGTCTTTTATTCCTTGATGTTTTTTTATATTTTCATATTGGTCAATTAAAATTGCAATATCTTTAAATGCTCCATTAATCTTTTGTTCCGTAATCTCAAATGTTGTCGTAGCACATCTTAATTTAGCTTCGTTCAATTCAGTCTTCTCTGCTGATTGAAGCTTTTTGAGTAAATTTTTACTTTTAACATAATTAATTTGATTTTCGTTTAAGGCGATTTTTCTTGTTTCAATCTCACACAAAATCTGCCTTAACAAGCGATAAGGCGAATGACCATTCATCATGGTCAAAGTCATTAAAGATATAGTTGTTTGACTATTATTACTTCCAAAAATTTTTGATTTTTCATTTAACTCAGGAAGCCATTCCATTACTTTTTCAATAGCAGCCTGATTAAAATTATTTGAAGATAACCCAAATTGAGGCAGGTGTGTTTTCAAAAATGTTTCTGTATCTTTCTTGATTAAATTAGACATAAATAAATTCCTTCTGAAAGAAGTATAGCTATTCTTGTATCCTAAGCTTTATTTGACGCTCCATTACCATAAACATGAACTTGATTCCAAGCACCTGCTAAATTACCAAAACTATTTGAATTACTTGCCGTCGAATAATCAATATACCAGGTTACATTATATTGAGTACCACTTTGATAATTAGGCCAACCTGACTGCCCTCCACCCCAACATCCTCTAGTTTTATTTCCAAAACAACTTAACCATACTTGACCTGTATGAGTCAGATAACCAAAAAACGCTCCATTACTTGTTGTGGTCATATTGATTGACTGTATTTCGTTGTACGCAGAGAAAGAAGTGTATCCAGTGTATTTTTTAGTTCCTCCATAAATACATGCTATTGTTGAATTTGAAGATCCTTGTTGACAGTTACCAAGTCCATCGTGACTACTAGCAACCCGTAGATTTCCATAGTTAGAAGAATTACTAGTAGTCGCAATAGTTACATAGTCAATAGAAAGAAATGGTCCGGGGCCACCACCTAAATAACCACCGCCAACCATGCCTATTGTTCCATTGCTTACACAAGGAGGAGCGTTATCTCTTCTTGTACTAATATTGCCAAAAGAAGTAGCCTGACCAATGGTTGCAATGGCGACATAATCCATATAAAGATATTCGTTGTAACCCCACCCCGAATGTCCTCCTCCCATTGACACACCTCTTCCTTGCTTATTTGAGCAAGCACTAAGGTTGTTTCTAGAAGTATTTAAATTACCACCAGATTGACTTTGAGCATTGGTAGTGAAACTCATATATTCAATAGTAGAACTGCTTGAGCTTGTTCCACCTCCACCCATCCATATCAACCTTGAATCATGGGCACAAGCACCACCGGGTCGATACCCCCTACCCGAATTTTGGTCTGCCCATGTCGTAGCATTACCTGTTGTTGGAATATTTATGTATTGAGTGGCGGGATACCCAGCACCACTTCCAGCAAATAAACCTCTGTCTCCAATCCAACTGCCAGCAGCTTTGCCGCCGATCATGAGCATTTGATGTATTCCCATTAGCTGATACCAGAACCACTCATGTATACAGTAGAGGATGCTGACCAGTAAAAAGTAGCCATTCCTCTAGTTGCCAAAGTATAAGAAGCATTATTAGATGCATCTGCTGAATTATATAAATAAGTAGTACTCCTCGAAATTGTTATATCACTTGCGGTATTATTAAAAACTGTAATTGTATAGCCAGTAGCAGCAGTACCAACAGAGAAGTTTCCGTTTGCAGAACACACATGACCTCTAGTACTACTTCCTCCAATCGAGTTATTTGTATAAATATTAGTTAACGGTATATCTCGAAGAAATCCCCACTGATCTTGAAATCCATAATGACTTTGAAGCAGGTTGGATTGGTAAATTAAAGTATTAACTGCTCCAAAAGAACCACCATTATTGTATTGAATGTAAGTAGTAGAACCTGCGGGAGAAGTAGTAGGAACTCCTTGCCAACTTCCATCACCTCTTAAGAAGGTTGACGATGAGGCGGTTCCGCTTCCAAGTCTTGCTGTCGCTACCGTTCCAGAAGCTAAGTTTGAAGCGTTTAATGAACTTAAACTTGCACCCGAACCACTAAATCCTGTCGCAGTTAACAATCCAGTTGAAGGATTATAAGTTAAACCTGTGTCTGTCTCTGCCCCTTGAGATCCTGTCGCTCCATCAACGAAAGTAGGATAAACAGTCTCATCTGTTGAGTTATTAGCAGTAACTGTAAATTCAGTTGCCAATGCTGCTGTTCCAGTTGTGTCTTGGTTGAGTGTTGCAACCCTAGCTGCTGCAATTGTTCCACTAGCAATGTTTGAAGCGTTTAATGAAGTCAAATTTGCGCCACTGACGGCAGGTAGTGTCGCAGGGAAACGAGCGTCAGGGACAGTGCCACTTACTAAATTAGTTGCAGATAAAGTCGTTAAATCTACAGTTGCCCAAGAGCAAGTCCCATCACCGTCTGTTGATAAATATTTATTAGTAGCTGATTCACCTGTAGATAATATTGCTGTTCCTTCTGGAGTAGAAGAAATTGTCTGCCAAGTATTGTCTCCTCTTAGGAACTTGGTTGTAATAGAACTACCAGATCCAAGCCTTGCAGCAGCTACAGTTCCAGAAGCTAAATTTGTAGCGTTTAAAGCTGTTAATGAAGCACCTGATCCGCTAAATCCTGTCGAAGTTAATAAACCTGTTGAAGGATTGTAAGTAAGTCCTGTATCCGACTCAGCACCTTGCGACCCTGTTGCACCGTCGGCAAACAATGGGTAGCAAGTTTCATCTGTTGAATTATTAGCAGTAACATTTATTTCTGTAATTGTTCCACTAAATCTATTATTAGCCTTATCCCAAGAGGCATTACTAGAAGCACCAATGAAAACAGTATGAACATGAATATCTAATTGATTACTGGCTCCAGAGAAGGTAGCCATTGTGTTGCTACCATCTTTAATCTTGATTGTCCCGCCATCTTGAGTTTCAAGTATTCCCTCTGATCCATTTGAGTAAATATTTAAATCAGGAACACCACCTGCCCCAGTTCCAAATTTTATTTTTGCGTTGTCTTCTAGTTCAAAAGCATCATCACTTTTGTCGAAAACTATATCTGCATTTGCTCCCGTAAATGTGACATCTCCGTTAAATACTCCTCCTAGAAGAGGCATCTTGGTATTGTCGGTTGCTGCATCAGTAGCCCAAGTAAGTGTTGTAGGTGTTGACGCATCAGCCTTAAGAACTTGACCAGCAGTAGGAGCAACAGCAGGAAGGGTTAATGTTATATCTCCTGACTGGGCTTGTGCTTTTAAGCCTGTGTAATTTGCTCCATCAGAATCAGATTCACTTAGCCTTAACTCTTTTCCGTTATCAATGACCAAGTGATCGGTCATTGTGCCTCCAGCTTTAGGCAAAGCAGCATTAGCTGTTGCAGCAGCAGCGTCAGCAGCATCCTTCGCAATTTTTACAGCAGCAGGAGTAGCAGCAGTAGATGTAGATGTGGATGTAGCACTATCTGTTAATTGAAGAACACCAACTGCACTTGTTGTTCCAGTAGTGATCTTGCTGCCAGCTATCGCTGCTGTGTTTGAAACATCAGCATTAACAATTGCACCAGCAGTAATAGAAGTTACACCTGCATTTGTTATCCCTATATCACCCGTAACGGCAACTGCTGTTGCTACATTTGAGCCATTCCCTACAAGAATTTGAGCTGAACTTAAAGCTGCTAACTTGCTAAAAGCAATCGCAGCATTAGCGGCTAAATTTGCATTAACTAAACTTGCATCAACCATTGTTGATGTAACTGTATTCGTATCACCAGTTGTTACGACCGTTCCGGTTATGTCTGGGAAAGTAATTGTCTTATCACTTCCTGCTGGATCGGTTACAGCAAGGGTTAATTCATAGGCATTAACAGTCGATCCTTCGAAAACAAGGCTTCCAGTATTTCCTATTAATAATTGACCAGTAACAGTTCCGCCTCCAAGCCCCATCTTCTCAGTTTCAAGCTCCTGCAAGGCATCTTGAACATTAGTTGCACTTAGCTGACCGTAAGGCGTGAAGGTAATATTGCTTGCTACCTGCCCTGCTACGGTCTGCGATAGATCAACCTCGTTCCAGCTACTCCCCGAACTGTTAGTCACACCCAAGACGTAGTCAGGTGGAGCAAGAGCAACGACTGGAGCTGGAGAACTTGGGGTTCCAGAACTCGAAACCACGACATACACGCCGTCCGTTGTCGAGCTAGGCGTTGGCAAGTTAGAACCAACTGCTAAACCAGCCGCAATTCCAGCAGAGGTAGTTGCCACCATCTGGCTTGTTCCAGCGTTGAAAGTTCCACCAAAAACGAGACTTCCTTTTGTAAGTGTTGTAATTGCTTGCCAAGCGTTTCCATCCCAGATGAACGCATCCTCAGAAACAGTATCAAAGAGAATTTGTCCGTTGAACTGTGCTGTTGGATAACCGTTTTGAGCTATTGATTGGAATAAAGCTGTTGAAGCATTACTTAATTTAGAACCATCAATTGAATCATTACCTATCCTTGCAGCATCTATTGTTCCGCTTGTTAATACAGTTGCAGCAAGATTAGGAATATCGGAAGCGGCAAGTGTGGTTCCAGCAGTAGCAACACCTTTATTATTTACAGTGACTTTTGTATAAGTTCCTGCACTAATTCCACTCGTCGAAGTTGTTAATCCACCAGAACCGCTAACAGTTAATCCGCCACCTGCTGTGATTTGAACAGCACCTTTAGCACTAGCAGTTGCAGTAGGAAGATCAGAAGCAGCTAAAGCCGTTGCTGCTGTAATCATTCCTTGTCCGTTAAACGTAATACCAGAAACAGTTGCACCAGTAACGCTATTGGTGATTGATAAAGCACCTGCTCCACTAACACTTAAACCAGTTCCAACAGATACCCCACCGACAGCACTAGTTGTTGCAACAGGCAAATCTCCTGCTACCAGTGCAGTTGTCGCAGTAATTAATCCTTGGGCGTTATAAGTAATCCCTGATCTTGTGCCTGCTGTTATTGCATTATTAATTCCAAGATTTCCAGAAGATACATTTAGCGATCTATTGATGTTGGCAGTCGCTAATTTTGCGGCTGTAATTGTGCCATCAGTAATCTTGGCATCAGTAACAGCTCCTGTTGCTAACTTTGCAGTCGTTACATCTCCATCAACTATTGCTGCACTGTCAACAGCATTATTAGCTAAAGCGGCTGCATCAACAGCGTTAGGTGCAAGCTTGGCACTGGTTACAGCATCATCAACAATCTTGGCGGTAGTTACTGCATCATTAGCAAGTGAACCAGCAGCTAATGTCCCTGATAATTTCGCAACAGTGACAGCTCCGTCGGCAATTTGATTCGTACCAACTGCTCCATTAGCAATCTTTCCTGACGTAACCGTTAAATTTGCAAGGTTAGAACCTGTAACTGTTGTTGCTGCAATTTTGGCTCCAGTAATTGCACCATTCGCAACCGCAGCAGTATCAACAGCATCGTCAGCTAACTCTGTAGCAGTAACAGCGTTAGTTGCTATTTGAGAAGCTGTTATTCCTCCAGAAGCAATTTTTGCTCCGGGTATATCTCCATTACTAAGATTTAATTTGGCATAAGTAACTGTTGTATTTGGAATTTTATTAACAGTTACAGCACCATTAGCTATTGCGTTTTCATCTACAGCGTTGTCTGCAAGTTCAGTAGCAGTTATTGCATTAGTAGCTATTTGAGTTGCAGTAACAGTATCGTTAACTAATTTCGCACCAGTTATTGTTGCATCTGTAATCTTAGTTGCAGTAACAGCTCCATTCGCAAGTTTGGCAGTTGTAACAGCAAGATTCTGGAGAGCATTTGTTGTTACTTGGTTTGCACCTAACGTTCCAACCTTTGCTCCGGGGATATCACCATCATCTATTAACGCAACACCCGCAGCAATTAAATCTTTAACTGTTACCTTTTTCGTTTCAGTCGCTGACAGGTCTGCAACTGCTAATGCATCCGTAGAACCAACATTACCTTCCGCAAGAGGAGGTAGTGCTGTGATTTTGTAATCTGCCATGCCAACGAACTAACTAAGAACCAATACCGATATATTAATCCTGTTCAAGCAATATTGGACTTTCATTTTCTTGAAGAATACGATCTGTACTCTCTTGCAACAAGTATCCGGGCGTGTCTCCTGTCTTTAATCTGACTTGTCCGTTTGTCACAAATTCTATTCTTGTTTCTATAACTTCTGCTGCTGCAACACTTACAGCAACATTAGTAATAATGCAATTAGCTTCGTAATAAACGTTTTTCCTTGAGTCAGAGGAGTCACGATAAATATAAAATAATCCATCGAAATCTGATCCTTGCTGTGTTCTAACAATTAATTGAGCGAGGTAAAAAGGAAATTCTGGATCACTGCCATATTCATTTTTTCTAGTTCCTGTGTCATAACTATGTTCCCAAATACAGTTCATTGAACCTTGACCACTAATTAATCCAGCCTCATATTGATTTCTAAATTCATCTCCAAGGTTTGTTAAATCAACTTGTTCTCTTGTCGTTGTCATCTCAAAGTCTTTGACTCCTGCTACATGTCTGTATCTTTCATTTCTAGTTTTAATCAAAATATCTTTAGTAGCACTTGGCGAGACAAGAGTTAAAGCATTTGTTTGGACTCCTTCTATTGCTTTTGGAAACGTATCAAATAAACGCATCCCTCCAACAGGATCTACATTTATAAACCATTTTCCATCTGGATAGTTATGACCACTAACTAATTCAAGAGTAGAACCATCTGCTGTTTCTATTTCAACCTCATCTCCTGTTAACAACGAACCAGAGCTGTGATCAACGCTAAATCTCTTAGTTGAAGTATTAACATCAGCAGGATCTAGCTTTGTTCTCAAAGCCGATTGCAAAGCATCTCTTCTAAGGGCTATTTCACCCGATTGACCAAAATAAACGCCCATGATTTACATGTTGACTTCGGTAGGTGCTCCGTCTGCTTCCCAACTAATATCAGCACTTAAGACTTCGCCAACAGCACTATTCATCGAAACCCCAGTTATATAAACATTAAAAGTTATATAACGATCATGTGATCCATCTTCAATGTTTAACTTTAATTGAACCGAATCAGCCGCCGCAGCTTTTCCTTCTTCCCCTGCACTTGAACTTGTAACAGCCTTAATGCTTTTAGTTAAAAGTGTTGTTACGTCACCATCAGTGCCGGGAGCCGTTTGATAATAAAACAATCTTGCACTTCCGCTATAGCTGCGAATCCCTGCAACAATAGTTCGATCCGTGTCTTCTAAAGAAGTTGTTTCAAGAACAGCTTGTGAACTTGAGTAAGACCAAGATTGAACTTTTGCAGCTTTGGTTCCTGCAATTAAAAGTTGTCCGTCTTTTCCGCTATAAAAAGGCACGACCTAAAAAATCAATACGTTGTGTTTATTCTAAGGGGCATCTAGGCAAGCAACAAAACTACAGCTCACATTACTCCTTCCTTTAAAGGTACTTGTAACAGAAGGAGGCTGTGAATACCTCCATTTTAATCCTTTTTCCGTTAATCCTGTTTCATCCTCTCTTGCAATTTCTTTTGTTAAAAAATGACCTGAACCGGGATCAACAATTCCTGCTGTTGCATTTGACGAGCTAAATCGAACGAAATCATAAACAGACATCACGTCGTCATAATTATCTAGGATTAAACCAACCTGACCATCTGTGATATTAGAAAAACCCAGAGTTAATGTTGCATTTACTCTTTTGTTCCCATAGCGAATATGTGTCTTTGTCCCATCTAAAGATTCAAATTCTGTACTGGGATAACGACCGGGATTAAAACTTCTAGAGCTTGGTTTTAACGCTGGAAAATCTTGTACCATTACGTGACCTCTTTAAAATGATAAAACGGAGGAGTTCCATCCCATCCATCAAGAATAGCTAATGATCCACTACTTGTTACTGGTGCATGGCTTCCTGCAATTTCAAGTAATCCATCTTCTGCATAAGAAATAGTTTCTAATTTATAAATCCTATTTGAAGTAACACTATTTTTTAGCGTAAATAAAACATTAGAAGGCAAGTTTGCACCTGTAACAAAATTAACGCCAGAAGCCTCTAAAACTTCTTCTGTACCGGGTCTCCAATAATAAATATTTGCATTTGTATCTGTTATTGGATCATTGCTAATTACTTCGCCTTCTTCTGTTATTACACCGTTGTCGTATCTTTGAACATGTGTTGATTCAGATACAAGCTTGAAATAATCGCCGGGACTTAAATTTACACAGTATTGAGGTGATGTCTTAAATGACACTCCATGATCAATTTCTTTTCTAAGTTTTAAAATATATTTAGCGAAAATTAAAGCACTATCTCTTGTCGTGCAAAAGCCAGAAAGATCATAAGCTTCTATTGGATCTGCACGGCTTCCACCTTGCTCATCTATTAAACGAATAATTAAATTTTTTGTTTCAGGAAAACCATTTGTTTTTTCTTCTCTATATAAAACACTAGCTGTAAATAATTGACGTTCTTCTGGACTTAAGAAAGAAACTTTTAAATCATTAATATTACCGTCAGTAAATAACGCTTTTACTTTAGGGGCTTTTCTATGGGCTATTTTATAAGTATCAGAGGCAAAAGGAACAGAGGGAACTAAGTTAAATTTTCCACCAATAACAGTAAAATCTAAAAGATTATATGTTCCGTGTTCATACAGAAAATCTCTTAAATTAATTTTGCTACTAATAACACCATCCCAAGTAAAACCGTTTGCCTTACAAAATTTAGCTGCGTCACTCATATCACCAACAGCATTAACTCCAACGATCTCTCCAGCTCCTAACGTTGAATCAGTTAACAAGGCATAAGCAATTTCAGCAAAATTATTACTTGCCTTTTTGGCTCCTCCATTTATAAGGTCATCAATTTTAATGCCTTTTTTAAAATAAGCCGATAATTGAGTGAAGTTAGTCCATTCTTTTGCACTATTTATTCTTATGCCACCTAGAGCTAAATTTGGATAACGTGCTTTGTCATTGGATGGATCAACCATCTCGTTCACATATACAATTTCGTGTTCGGGACCTTCTTGGTGACTCTTTTGTTCCATGTCTGGGAACTGAACATAATCAGCAACAGCGTCATAAGCATTAACATTGCCTGTTAAAACATCAGGATTAGCAGCAGTAGCTTCTTGAGCTTCACCACTTGGAAGTTCAACACCTGCAATAACAAAAGTAGCCCCGTTAGGGAAAACTTCAGAGCTAGGAAGTCCACTTGCAGGTCTAGCAATTGTTAAACTTTCTCCTGATTTATAACCAGTACCTCTTGTTGTTATTGACCAATGAGCGTTCCATTTAGAATACTGTGTGGTATTCCAGCGAACAGTTACACTCAGAGTCAACCCAGTGCCAGCAGCACTTCCTGTTGGAGTTGAAACGAAAACGTGTGTACCTACAGCCATTTTAAGAAGAACCCGTCACAATGAGGTTAGGAGTTACGTCCATATCGTAGTAATCAACACGGATTGAGTTGTCTTCTGGATGATTAATGACACTTGGATGAACACTAGGTCTATAAATATTACCGCCAGCGTTAATTGTTACCTCAGTTGAAGGCGTTCCAGCAGGAACAACCTCATAACCAACTTCAACACCATTTTCATAAACGATCCATGCCCAGTTGCCATTAACAGGATCAAAGTCTTTATTCAATGAGATTAAATCAATTTGTTTTCTATCTTCATAAACTTCGTACACTACTGGTTCATAATTAGGTGTGTAACTTGAACTATCAGCCTGAATAGTTACATTTAATTTAGTCAACTCGTCATCACTAACACCTGAATTATAACTCGAAAGTCCTGTTACCGGACCACTATCAACAGCATTAGGATTAGGATCTCCAGTATTATAAGAAACCTTCCATTCTGTATTAGATAACTCATGCTTTTCTAATATAAAATCTTCTTGCCCTGAAAATGAAACTACACAATCACCAAAAGAAGTTCTACAGCTAAACTCTTCATGAGTTGCATTAACGTTTGTTGCTGTCGAGTTCAATAAATTAACACGTTGGTCTATATGTTTAATAGGAATATTATTACCGGGGTAAGGTTTAAATCTAAATTCATATTGTCCATATATTTTTGGATGATTAATTCGAATAAAATTATATTGAAACTCAGGAGTATTGCCTCTGATACAAAAAAGACCACTATGATTTGCAATGCCTGTATTTACTAAAGTCTCCCAAGTTCCATTTTTTCCTGCCTCTCTCATTTGCAAGTAAAAGAAAGACAATCTTTTTAAATAATGATTTATCCGGCCTAATTGAAACTGAACTTTATCATCAAACATCTTACGAAGTTCTGTCTGTTCTGGAACAGAATTAAGATTCGCCCCATTAATTAATCCGAAAACTTTTGACTTCAAACCTATTTCAGTTGCCGTGCAAGAGCGACTATTTGTAACTGTTCCAATTGCTGCCTTTTGTAAAATAGGATTTCTATATGCAAAACCATATTGCAATGAATAATCACTCATATCTTGCTTTGTTCTTATCTTTACTCCCTTAACTTCTGTTTGAGATTCATCCCAAGGTAACCACTTTGGTTGAGCTGCGTGTTCATACAAATTAGGGTGTTTAAATGGTGTCCCTATAGCGTCGTAATCAGTCCCTTGTTCTATTACTTTAAAAGTACAAACACGTTCAATCCCTGTATACATTTCCTCTCCTTCAATATATGTTGTAGGTCGCCAAGGTGTGCCTTCTTCTGCCCCTGAAGTTGTAATAGATTCACAAGTTACTAAAGCATCACCAGCCATATAAGTCTCACCTACCGAAAGCTGACTATCAACATTTTCTCTGATAGATCGAATCATTGATACAACATCTTCTATCCCGTGAGGTTTGTAACCTGTTTCATAAGTGTTGTCATTTGGTTGCGAACTTCTCAACAAGTGATAAGTAATAGTATTTCCTTCATTTGTTACATTTCCCCCCGTAAATCCTGCTCTAGTAGGCCACCAAGCTCTATTCTTTTTTGCCTTTGTTGCAATAGCTCTATCTGAATCTTTTGAACCTCCTTTCATCATTTGATTTAACTCAAAAGAAAGATTCACAACACTCGCATTAGGCATTGGGCTATAAATGCCAAACGTAGATTGAGTTGTTGGATTTCTTGCCCCACTGAAAGGATAAATGGGAGGTGTAATTGTATTAACAGGCCATTTATCAGCTAAAACATCATCAGGATATTTATAATCCATTCCTAAAATTGCAGATTCACTATATTTATCTGCAATACCTATTCGATTATCTGGACTGGTATCAGGAGATGACTTAAAAAATAAATCTACTTTTCTTTTGCTATAGCTTGAAAGCAATAAGTCACCAATGGCATACCCTTCAAATTCTGGGTTTTGCTTTCCTGTAAGTGGATCTGCTGTTCTATCTATTTCTCCTGAAGAAAACATTACTAACGCTTTCAACTGTTGCAGTTTTCCTAAACTTAATAATTGTGACCATAGCAATTGTCCACTAACTCTTATTCCTCCAACAGTTGTTTCTTTTAATCCATAAAAAGTTTGTGTAGTAGTTGTTGATTGATTAGCAAAAACAAGAGGAATTACCTCACCAATAGTTGCTAATTCTTGAACGCTATTAAAAGCAAATTGAGGTGCAAATCGCTTACTACCAATAGCATCTGCTCCTTTTTGTGCTGAGCTAGCTTTTATAGGTTTAGGCTTAGGTGTTAATAAATAACCAATAGCAGTTAAAGCAACAGAAACCGCAATTGTTCCGACAGTTGTTCCTAAGATTGGTGTTGCTAAAAATGCTTCTAATCCACTTGCTTTTATGTCAGGAATTAATTCATAACCTTCTTTCCGTTGTCCGTTATAAGCAGCAGTCTGATCTACAAAAAACCAATATTCGTCTTCACTAATACCTAATGTTTTACATAGATCTATTTCCGACGGTAATAACAGCCTTCGACCATAAGGCTGTCGAGAGGACTCCATCCCACCACCAACTCGCCGAATGTTTTTTTGTAATTCAGCCATCCTTCTTCGTAATAAGCTGCCATGCCATAACCATCATCTGATTTGCATAAAGCAATTGCTCCTAGTTTAGGGGTTGAATCAACTCCCCACCTATTTAATTCTTCAAAAAAGATACTGTAATCTTTTTTTCTTAACCTCCGATACCAACTTCTTGCTGGTTCAGGAGAACTTATTTTGTAATGAGCTAAAACAGTTCTGCTTAAACTTAAGCAATCTCCAGCTCCATGCTTTACAGGATCAGCACCTAAACGATAAGGAAGACCAATTAATTGATCTGGCCTCATCTGTTTTGAATAGTTCCAGTGACAGGCAAATGCCCAACCATTTTTGTAGTTAAGATACGATTAGGAGCATTAGCACCAACAGCATCAATACTACTGCTCAATAACACCTCAATTGTTGAAGGGTCATAAGACAAGGAAGACGCTAACCATGTTTCTGTTGTTAATAATTTATTAGTTGTAAAATCTGTATTCATCAAAAAAGTATCTACATGTATGTGATATTTATTATCTACAGCTTTTTTAGCGTATCCCATACTAATTTCATTATTAGCAAGAATGAGATTTGATTCCAAATTATCTCCTGATCTATTTCGAGCTGCTCCCTGATAAATAAAACTCAAATATTGATGAATTTTATTACTAATTCCATGAGTAATAGGAGTGTCATATTTCCCATTTTGAAATCTATTCGGAGTTAAATCATTAGGATTATCACCATTAGCAGTGGTAACAGCAATGAAATTAGTTAAAACAACGATGCTCATAATCCAATATTGCTCCTTCTACTGCGTGAGTTCTGAAGCGTTGATAATGTTCTAGCTTCTCCAGCCCTTGCCCCTCTAGATGCTGCACTATTAATAATTTCTCCTATCGCAGATTTAGGAACAAATTCTTCTGAATTGAAGTTCAATATAGGTCCACTGTAATTAACAGTTGTTTGTGCATGTGCTCCACCTCCTGAAGAAGCTTGACCAGTGCCAGGGATAACAGATTCACCCCTCGC